CCACTGACGTTTTAAGTACTGGTGTCTTTTGTACTCGTATATAGCGACAAGTGAGATCCATGTTATGGCTCCAAACACCCCGAGGGTGAAGCCTGATAAAAATCCCCCCGCCATATAGAAAGGAATGCCGAATGTTGGGTAATGGAAATTGTCCATAGGATGTCTCCGGTTAGTTGTGAAAAGGTGAAGCGCCTATTTAAAAGGCGCTTCAAGGATTTGCTCGATGGCATCTAGGTCATCGAGGATGTAAGCCGCTGCAAGAGCCGCGGTGGCTTTGCCCACTGTCTTTAGATCTACATTGCGGGCGGCGGTTTTAGCTTTGCCAAGAAGAATGTCGGCAGCACTACGCAGCTTGTATTTGGGGTCACGGAACTTGGCGAAGGGGTCATTGGTTGGTAAGTTCATTACGCTACCTCCCCAGCAAGTTCGAGGTCGGCCAGCTCTAGGATCGCCTTGCGATCACCGTTGCCATCAGCCCACTGCATCACTCTGTTAGTAGTGAGCGAGATAATGGTACCGCGCTTCGATACAAGGTAATCCTTGAGCCAGTGAGTTACCTTAACCATAGGTGTCTTGTTCGCGGCAACGGTAACGTTGCTGCGAAGAACAGACAGCTTATTCTGGCCACGATGTGGGGCCATTATTCTGGCCATCTTGCCGTCATATGCGACGGCAACATAATAGTCACCCTTATAGATGACTATTGAACCCAGCGTGAGTCGCGCGGGTTGAGCTTGAATAGAGTTAGACATGTGAATGCCCTCCAATAATTGTGCGATCGAACCATTCGACCGCTTCAAATTTATAACCGACCGAATTCGAGGTACGAGAAATCGTGTAGGGGTCCCTGCCCGTGAATCGAGAACAAGGTTCCATGTTCGTGATCCGGGGTTGGGGGTCCGTGACTAGGCAGGGGGGGAGATAGTCGATGAGCGATATAAACGTACTTTTGAAAAAAAATTTCTGAAAAAATTCTTCAAAAAGAATTAGTTATGCTAATATGTTCAACCATGACAACAACTACTAGGAAATGTCTGTCATGTGAAAAAAAACTGGAGGTTTCGGAGTTTCCTACTGGACGTAACACATGCAGAGCATGTAAAGCCAAAAGCTATAAGTCCAAAGTATCAGGGTCTTATGAGAGCTTTTTGCGCCATATTTACACCCAGAGCAAATCTTGCATTAAGTCTGGTAAACGTAACGGCGACCTTGAATGGTCTATTGAGCTCGATGATCTAATCAGTTTATGGGAAAAACAAGATGGTAAATGCGCCCTATCAGGTGTATATCTTACCCACCATAAAGACGGCTCTGGCCACAAAGACTATAACGCATCGATAGACCGTATATCAGGTGAAAAAGGTTATACCTACCACAACGTGCAACTTGTCTGTTATCGCGTCAATTTGATGAAACACACCCTATCTGAGGACATGTTTTACTGGTGGACTAAGACAATTAACGATTTTTCTTGTGATTAATTATTAGTAGAGCTAATATATGGTATGTCGGACGTTGAAGTAGTATCTATTGCAGGTTTAGACGCTGCAATTATTGGCACCGCAGTGGTGAACGATTGTGATGTACTCGCCTATGACTACTATGCAGCCGTCGCAGTCATAATCGCCAACGGCTTCTCCGAAGAGTACGCCGAAGAATGGATCGCAGATGTAGCATCGAGAGAGTTCGATGGCGCACCTGTGTTTGTGTATTTTGATGATGACCAAGAGTTCTATGGAACAAGCGCATACCCAGGAACCACAATCCACTGACCTCGTTAGTGAACATACAGAATTCCAATCGCATATGCCCTACATGGGCATAAGCCGCGGATCGCTAACCATGCAGCAAGAAAAGCTGGTCTCGCTGATCGCTTCTGGAATGACAACCGCGGCCGCGGGTCGTGGTGCGGGATACTCGTCCCCCCAGGCAACCTACGCCGCTGCAAAAGTCCCCGAAGTACAAAAGGCTATCGACTATTTTCGCCAAGAGATGCGCGAAGAGGTGAAGTTCACCAATCAGCACGCTCATATGATGTATATGGAAGCCTATAACACCTCGGCAAACGCCACTGAAATGAAGAACACCACCGATTCACTGGTCAAGCTACACGGTTTGGCTGCACCTGAGAACGCTACCCAAGTAAATATCAATATTAATGGTACCAAGCAGCTCGAACGTATGACTGACGAAGACTTGTTGAAGATTGCAGGTAAAGACCTCGACTACCTCGAACCTAAGAGTGATTAAATATGGCTACTAAAAAACCATCCCGTACTCACTATGTACATTTTGATAGGCCCAAGCCCAAGCCCAAGCCCAAGCCCACACCTAAAGCTAAGGCTAAGCCCACACCTAAAGCTAAGGCCACACCTAAAGCTAAGGCCACACCTAAAGCTAAGGCCCCAAAACCTTACAAGCCATACGAGGGGCTTACCCAAGAGCTTAGCAAAAGGGGTGGAGTAGCCGGAAAAATATTAACCCCTAGAACTACGCTAATAAATATGGCTCTTGGTAAGAAAAAGAAGCCGAAACAGAAAAAGAAATAGATGACCGAGGTCAAAAAGATCGAATGCATACGCTGCAAAGCGTCGCACCCCGAGACACTGTATTCGGGGGATGATCGACTTTGCGTGTATTGCAAAGCGGAGATCGCGGAGCAAGAACCGCAACCCACGGCCCCCGAACCGGAACCCACGGTTGAAGAAACGTTAGAGGAAAAGGCACGCGCGGAACTCGCTCTGCGGTTCCTGACTCGCAAGCGGTTATTGCCGTTTGTGGAACGGTTTAATCCTGACTACCAAGCGGGTTGGGTACACAAAGATATATGTAAACGGTTAGAGGAGTTCTCTAGAGATGTCACTGAAAAGAAAAGCCCAAGACTTATGCTCTTTATGCCACCCAGGCACGGTAAAAGCACGCTTGCGTCGGTGGCGTTCCCAGCTTGGCATCTGGGTAGAAATCCAGAGCACGAATTTATTAGTTGTTCGTACTCAGGCTCTCTGGCAATGGCGTTTAGCCGCAAAGTCCGCGGACTCTTACGCGAAGAGGGCTTTAAATCTGCGTTCAAAACGCGCCTTGATCCGCAGTCCCAGTCTGCTGAAGCGTGGCTTACTACTACTGGCGGGGGTTATGTTGCTGCCGGTGTTGGCGGTGGTATTACTGGTAAAGGCGCTCATATTCTTGTTATCGACGACCCGGTAAAGAATAGAGATGACGCAGAATCGGCGAACGCCAGAGAATCAACTTGGGATTGGTATACCTCCACGGCTTACACTCGTTTGGCGCCTGGTGGTGGTGTGTTGGTTATTCTCACTCGCTGGCACGACGATGACCTTGCTGGACGGCTCCTTAAAGCCGCAGCAGATAATGGCGAGCAATGGGAAGTGGTTAACTACCCTGCCCGCGCCGAAGTTGACGAAGAGTTTCGACTACAAGGGGAAGCCCTACATCGTGAGCGCTATGACGAAGATGCACTGGCGCGTATAGAAAAAGCGGTAGGCCCAAGAGATTGGTCAGCACTGTATCAGCAGAATCCTGTTGCAGATGATGGTGATTATTTCACCAGAGGCATGATTCAGTACTACGACCGTGAAGAGATCGACGAAGACCGCATGCGTTACTACTGCGCGTGGGACTTGGCGATTGGTAAGAACGATCGCAACGACTATACCGTAGGTATTGTGGTAGGTGTTGACGAGCAGGACCAACTGTTTGTGGTGGACATGGTCCGCGGACGTTTTGATGGGTTTGAATTGGTTGAGCAGATCTTAGATATGTACGAGGTGTGGAAACCCTCAATCATAGGTATCGAGAAAGGGCATATCGAGATGGCCCTCGGACCGTTCCTCGAGAAGCGTGTCCGCGAACGTGGGTTATACGAAGCATATTTCAAAGATTTAAAGACTGGCCGCAGAGATAAAGAAGCTCGAGCACGAGCAATCCAAGGTCGGATGCAACAGGGCATGGTGTTTATGCCTAGAGATGAAGAATTTACAGGCCCACTGGTAGCAGAATTATTGCGCTTCCCGAACGGGGTACACGACGACCAGGTAGACGCTTTAGCTTGGATTGGTTTGATGATGACTGAGTTCAGCACGTTTGTTGAAAGGGTCGAACACGTACCAACTTGGCGGGATAGGCTCCCTGGATTACTTAAAGGCGAACGCACTAAATCAGCAATGGGCGCATAACAATGGCAAAGACAAAGAAACTAGATCCTGCGAAGGAAGAAGAAATAACAAGCACCCAGTGGGCTCGCTATGAGCGCGCACGCGACAACGGTCACCTTGACTATGTAGAGATGGCGCTAAAATGTGATGAGTATTATCGGGGCGATCAATGGGACCCAGATGATGAATCAGCCTTGGAGGCTGAGGGCCGCCCTGCCCTTACTATTAATACCATCCTACCTACGGTTAATACCATCTTAGGTGAGCAGTCTACCCGAAGAGCAGATATCCAGTTCAAGCCACGGAGAGGTGGAGAGCAGGATGTGGCACACACCCTGACTAAGTTGTACATGCAAATATCCGATAGCAACAAGTTGGACTGGGTTGAGCAGCAAGTATTCTCAGACGGTTTGATTATGGACGGTCGTGGGTACTTCGATGTCCGTATGGACTTCAGCGACCATGTTGAGGGTGAGATTCGAATCACGTCCAAAGATCCGTTAGACATACTTATTGATCCAGACGCTAAGGACGCCGATCCTAAGACTTGGAACGAAGTATTCGAATCTAAGTGGATGACACTTGATGAGATCGAAGAGCTGTACGGTAAGGACAAAGCTGAGCGCCTACTATTTGTAGCCGAGAATGGTATGAGCTTCGGGCCTGACTCCGTGGAGTATCAGGAGACCCGTTTCGGAGCTACCGAAACAAGCGACGATTATTTCGGGGCCGGTGCCCCTGGTGATGAAGAGTACCGCAACGTCAAAGCCCTTCGCGTTATCGAGCGCCAGCACAAGAAGCTGCGCCGTGCGCTTTTCTTCGTCGACCCCAATACAGGTGACCAGCGGCAAGCACCTGATGAATGGTCTGAAGCTAAGAGCAAAAAGTTCGCTAAGCAGTATGACCTGTCGTTAGTAAGTAAGGTTATCCGCAAGATTCGGTGGACTGTCACCTGTGACAAAGTGGTACTGCATGATGGCTGGTCTCCATACAACCAGTTTACGATTATACCGTTCTTCTGCTACTTCCGCAGAGGACGCCCATTTGGTGTGGTTCGTAATCTTCTGTCTCCACAAGAGCAGTTAAATAAAATTGCAAGCCAAGAGCTGCATATAGTTAATACTACAGCTAATAGTGGTTGGATGGTTGAATCAGGCTCATTGGTTGGTATGACTGCCGATGACCTTGAAGAGCATGGCGCAGAGACTGGCCTTGTTCTCGAATACGCCCGCGGCACTACACCACCACAGAAGATCGGCGCTAATCAGATCCCTACTGGTCTTGACCGTATTGCAATGAAAGCTGCTGCGAATATCAAAACTATCTCTGGTGTGAACGACAGTATGTTAGGCACGGACAGCGCAGAGGTATCAGGTATCGCGATCCAAGCTAAACAGAACCGCGGCGCGATTATGATTCAGGTCCCTCTGGATAATCTGCGTAAGTCTCGCCAACACCTTGCAGAGAAGATTCTGAATTTGATCCAGACCTTTTATACCGAGGAGCGCGTTATCCAAGTGACTAACGAAGACGACCCCCTCAAGCCTCGCGAAGAGATGGTCATCAATCAAGAGACACCCGAAGGACGGGTCATCAATGATCTTACACTTGGTGAATACGATGTAATTGTAGCTACTGCTCCAGCTAGAGACAGCTTCGACGAGACACAATTCGCAGAAGCATTAAGCTTGAGACAAGCAGGTGTTGTCGTACCAGACGACGCAATCATCGAATACAGTCACTTGGCACGTAAAGGTGAACTTGCTAAGCGTATCCGTCAGATGACTGGCCAAGAACCGCCAACCCCAGAACAGCAAGAAGCTATGGCACAGCAGCAACAAATTGCTATGCAGCAGTTGCAGCTTGAAATAGCTAAGCAAGACGCTGAAGTTAAGAAACTCCAGTCTGAAGTTGCTTTAAACATGGCGAAAACTCAAGACACAACAGATATAGATCCACAAGTACGCATGGCAGAGATACAAGCGAAGCTCGCAATGAACGAGCAGCAGCTTGAGCTGCGGCGTGAGCTAGCGGATCTGAGTGCTAGCTCCAAAGAGAATCAATCACAAACCACCGCTGCAACTAAGTTGGCAACAGCGGCATTCAGTAACACCCCCAGGAACAATAGGAGTTCTTAAATGAGTAAGAAAGAAACTGCAGTAGAAGAAAAAGCACTTGAGTTTGATGTAATGCCCGGAGCTGACCGCCCCGAGGATGATGAGGCACCTGCGTTAGATTTAAGTTTCGAAACCTCTGAAGAGGAGCCCGAAGAAATTGCTGAAGAAAATGAAGTTGTGGCAGAGGACGAGACGGAAGAAACCGAGGAAGTTGCGGCAGAAACCGAACCTGAACCTGAGCCCGAAACCGAAGCAGAGCTTGATGAAGAGGTAGAAGAGCCTGAAGAAACACCAGTAGTAGAGCAAAAACCTACTAAAAAGCCAATGGTCCCTAAAGCACGCCTTGACGAAGTATTGGCAAAGCAGAAAGCACTGCAAAAACAGCTAGACGAAATAAATGCAGCGGCTGCAAAAACAGATGAAGCGCCCGAATCTTACGATTTCGATACAAAAGAAGTTGAGTACCAAAACATGGTGCTTGATGGCGAGACAGAGAAAGCCGTTGCGCTCCGCAGGGAGATACGACAGGCCGAACGCGGGCAGCTAGAGTACGAAATGCGTCAGGAAATGAATCAGACGGTCAACCAAGACCGCCAAATGACCGCGCTTCAACAGGCAGCTAAGGCTATGGAAGACGCTTACCCTGAATTTGATCATAACTCTGACACTTTCAACGAGGAGTACACCACCGAAGTTGTGGAATTGAGAGATGCTTTCATTTTGAAAGGTTACGAAGCAGTAGATGCGCTCTCTAAAGCAGTTAAGTACGTCGTTAAAGACCGCGATTTAGATCAGCCCGTTGATGCTGCGCCAAGTTTGGCTGGAAAAGCTGGCACCGTGGACGAGGTTGCGAAAAAACGCGCCCAAGTTAACAAGAAATTGAAGGCAGCAGAGGCCCAACCACCAGAATTACCAGGTGAAAGCTCAGCTCATCATGGTGAAAAGGGGATTGACATGGACACCATGACCGAAGAAGAGTTTGCTGCATTGCCTGAAGCAACATTGAAGCGCCTTAGAGGCGATATTTTATAACGAGGTAACTATGCCAGTTAAAAAAGACCCACGATTAGCCCGAGCTGGAGTCTTGGGCTTCAACAAACCTAAAAGAACGCCGAACCACCCTAAAAAGTCGCACATTGTTGTGGCTAAAGAAGGTGATCGCATTAAAACTATTCGTTTTGGTGAGCAAGGCGCTAAGACTGCTGGCAAACCCAAGGTGGGAGAATCAGACAAGATGAAGAAAAAGCGCGCTAGTTTCAAAGCACGGCACGCAAAGAACATCTCCAAGGGTAAAATGAGCGCGGCCTATTGGGCTAATAAGGCCAAGTGGTGATATTTATAACAGGGTGACTTATGTCTGATATAGAGCAGCTGAGCATGCACAAAGATTTTGTTGAGCACCGCTCAAGTTACGATGATTTGTATAATGATTTAGAGGCAGTTCTTGATCAATATGATGATCTCGTTTTTGCGCATGAAAAAGTAGCTGCCCTAGAGACGATTAAAAGCGTCATTATTTTTTCTGAATGTGTTGAGATAGAGTAACCCCAAAGCGGCATGGATTATTTAAGCAACCCTTTGAATTAACTGTTGCATTATAATATTAGCTATACTAATATTAATCCTACGTCTACCACTACGATATGTGGTCGGCCCGTAGCCGTAAAAAACGTATCCCCCGCCTACACAAGGCGTAAAACCTGTCGAGGTCGCGCCTCGTTAATAAGCGCTAGTTCGTTGCTCCACGATACGGAGATACGGATTAGCCGCTCCTTTAAGTCGGCTGATAAGGCGGCGTGTGCCGCATAAATTATTTCGTCAATTTAATAGGAGGCCATCATGGCTTTAACAAATTTCGGTACGCTTACTGGCGACCAACTTCAAACCTGGTCACGCGACTTCTGGAAAGTAGCTCGCAACCAATCTTTTATTAATCAGTTCGCAGGTTCCGGCTCTAACGCTATGGTTCAGCGCGTCACTGAGTTAACTAAAAATCAAAAAGGTACCAAAGCTAACATTACTTTGCTTGCTGATATGACTGGCGACGGTATCACCGGTGATAACACGCTGGAAGGTAATGAAGAAGCATTACGTGCATATGACATCAGCATTGAGCTGGATCAACTACGTTTTGCTAACCGCATCGCTGGCCGTATGACCGACCAGAAGACTGTAGTTAACTTCCGTGAGCAATCACGCGACGCTCTTGCTTATGCAATGGCTGACCGTTGTGACCAGTTGGCATTCTTGTCTATGTCTGGTGTTGCATACACTCACAAAAACAACGGTGGTCTGCGAACTGTTTCTGGTTCTGCTGGACACGAGTTGGTTGACCTTGAGTTCGCTTCAGACGTATCTGCTCCTACTTCAGATCGTCACCTGCGAATCAACGGCGCTGGCTTGTCAGCTGGTGATACTACTGCTGTAACTGATAGCGACACTCTTGGCTACAAGCACATCGTTAACCTGAAGGCTTTTGCTAAAGACAACTACATCCGTGGTATTCGTGGTGCTGGTAACCAGGAAACTTTCCACATGTTTGTAACTCCACAGCAGATGGCTAACCTGAAGCTCGATACTGACTTCATTGCTAACGTTCGTAACGCTGGCGTACGCGGATCAAGCAACAGCTTGTTCGCTGGTTCTTCAAGCCTGATGGTTGATGGCGTGATGATCCACGAGTTCCGCCACGTGTTTAGCACTTCTGGTGCTACTACTGGTACTTCAGCTAACGCTGGCGCAGCTGGCTACAAGTGGGGTGCTGACGCTGACGTAGTTGGTGGACGTGCTCTGTTCTGTGGTGCTCAGGCTCTGGCTCTGGCTGACATCGGTCTGCCTGAAATGGTTGAAGATACTTTCGATTATGGCAACCAGTCTGGTATCAGCGTAGGCAAGATCTTTGGTCTCCGTAAGCCTAGGTACAACAGCGACATCAGTGGCTCTGTACAGGACTTCGGTATCATCGCTCTAGACTCCGCACAGTAAGACTATCGCCCCCTCTTCGGAGGGGGCTTTCTTTTTTAAAGGTATTAATCATGAAGATTGTAAGCAGTGAGTCATTACGAGTGACGACCCTTGGTGGCACCGTCGTGCTGTTTGAAGCCGGTGTACCCCGCGAAATTGCAGATGAAGTTGGCCTATTAGCTATTCAGATGGGCGCTAAAGAATACAACGACAAATATATTGAAGAACAAAATGCTGAAGAAGCAGTGTTCGAAGAGATCATCGATGTACAAGAATCTGCAGAAACGGACGATGAACTCGTCACTATCCTCGAAAAAATGATGGACGATGGTGACCCAAAAAATTTCAAAACCGACGGCTACCCGAAAGCATCAGCTGTAAATAAGGCGTTAGGTAGAACGGTTAACACAGATGCCCGAGAAGCAGCTTGGGAATCAATACTTAACTCATAGGTAAAACACCATGGCAGTCACAGTACAAAGCGTAATAGATAGAGCACAGACCGTACTCCAAGATACAACTGGTGTTAGATGGCCAGTTGTTGATGAGCTTGTCCTATGGATCAACGATGCGCAGCGTGAAATAGCCCTATTAAAACCTGACGCTAGCTCGACCAACACAACAGTAACGCTCGCTGCTGGAACAAAGCAAGATATCCCTTCAGGCGGTAACCGCTTGCTGAAAGTTGTACGCAACATGTCAAACACTGTAGCGAACAGCGGAGTTGGAAAGCGTTCGGTGCGACTGGTTGATCGTGAAGTACTTGATGCCCAGACACCTGATTGGCATGACTCAACAGTAACTGGCGATGCTGCGCACACTAACATAGTAAAGCATTATATTTACGACGAGACTAACCCTAGAAATTTTTACGTCTATCCTGGCGTTAGCGGCGACGCATACGTAGAGATCATCTACTCTTCGAACCCTGCAACAGTAGCTCAGGGCGATAGCCTGTCAATCCCTGATATCTTTGCCAACGCTGTTATGAACTATGTACTTTATATGGCTTACATGAAGGATGCTGAATACGCAGGTAACTCGCAGCGCGCATCAAGCCACTTCCAAATCTTTACAACGTCGGTTACCGGTAAAGGTCAGATCGACGCAGTTACCAACCCAAACATGGAACGTAGAGTGCCTCGGCAACAACCACTGGTGTAATTTATGGCGATTTCTTACGAAGCGCTGCTACCTGAGATCTTACCTATGGTACCAGGATGCCCCGACACGCTGATTGAAATTAATATTCGATCAGCAGTAATCGAGTTATGTGAACGCGCTAATGTCTACCAAGCTGAATTAGACCCTGTTACTACAGTTTCTAATATCTATGAGTATGACCTCGAGCCACCTACTGGAACCTCAGTCCGTAAGATTTTATGGGCCACACACCAGGGCAAAGACCTTGAGCCCATAACTACTACCCTGCTCGAACAGAGACTACCTAGTTGGCGTGAAAAGTCAGGTGTGCCTGAGTACTTTATTCAGCAGAACTCGTCCATGTTCATTCTCGCCCCAATACCTGCAAACACGATTGCAGGCAGCACGGTTATCCGTGCGGTATTAAGACCGACACACCAAAGTACAGCGTGTGATAACGATGTAATGAACGACTATCGAGACACAATCATCAACGGCGCTTTGTTTAGGCTGTTAAGAATCCCCAATAAAGACTGGTCTGATATGCAAGGTGCATCAGTTTACGGCCAGTTGTTTAATCAAGGTGTAGAGGATGCTGGACGCAGAGCGCGCCACGCGGACACTGCAGTATGCAGGAGTGTTAGATATGGAGGAACGAATGGCGCTAGGCGAACAAGTCGCAGAAGATATGGCAGTGGTGGATAAACTGACTTTAACCCCCATACGGCACGAGTGGGATTGGGTAAAACGTGGTATTGAAGAGATTTTAGCTGAGCAGTCTCAGCTTACGTTCAGAGCAGAAGATGTATATGCAGCTTGCCTGAACGGAGAAGCTCAGCTTTGGGTAGCACCAGAATGTTTTGTAATCTCCACCGCAGAGCATGATTATTTTACAGAGAGCAAGACGTTTCTTGTATGGCTGGCATGGGTTAAGGAACGCGGACAAAATTGCGTAATTAAGTACTACCCCTTCTTTGCTCAGGTAGCCAAAGAAAACGGCTTCTCAAATATAGAAGTCAGAACACCAATCGCGGCATTAGAGGGTTATCTACTTGCCGAGGGTTGGAAGAAAGACACTGTGGTTTATACGAGAGAACTGTAATGGGCAGCAAACCAAAAAAAGCTAGGGTATCGGCCGCGGAGAGAGCATCTGCAGCTGTAGCTATGGCAGAGCACAAGTACTTCAAACAGAGGTACGACCCGCTACTTCAGAAGATGCGTGATGCATCTCATACCGATGATTCAGCGGATGTCCTGCGCGGTCGCGCGAACGCCGACACAATGCAGACGTTGGCAGGCGGAGCGAGTTATGACCGGGCTGCGTCTGCTGCAAGCGGTGGGGACGAGGCTCAAGCCTACCAAGGCCAGCTCGCACAAGCAGATAAGACTGGCCTGAGTATTAAGAACAACATGCAGTTAGGCGTACTAGGTACTGCTCGGGGGCAAGCTGCGGATGCGCAATCAGGTATGGCAGCGGCAGCGACCATGGGCGCATCGAGATCGCTGACTAGAGCTAAAGCAAAGCAAGATATCCGTGCAGCGAGGAACGCCGCTATAAGTCAAGTAGCTACCGCGGCAGTTCTACAAGGCGGCGAGAATATGCAGTCC